AAAATCATTAGAGCAATTTTTGACACTCAAGGACAAAGAGCCTGATCAGCTTGATGCTGACACAACTCAAGCCGTTGAGCCGTTGATAATGAATATTTACGAATTATTTATTTAAACAATTAAACAAAAAACAATTATGGAAAAGATAGAAAATCAAAATCAAGCTGAAATGCTTGAGAAACAAAAACAAGAAGCGCTGAAAAATATCAAAAAGACAGCCGAAGAAGCTGCACAGAATGCAGTGCAGGAATTCATCGATAAAAAGATGAGTGAGATTGTATCGAAATTCGATAATGTAGCGACAAAAGAAGAAGCTGAAACATTGAAGGCTGATTTCTATAAACAAGTACAGGAATTGCAAGCGAAATTGAAAGAGATCAATCAAACTCGCGGTACTATCAAACAAAAGACTTTCAATGAAAATCTTGCCGAAGCTATCAAATCGAATGAGGATGCTATTAGAGGTTTCAGGAAAGGATCGCCTGAATTGCGTCTTACTTTGAAGGAAGTTGGCGACATGAGCATTGCTAACAATTTTCCTAATGCAACTCCTTTTGTTCAGGAAGTACAGCAAGGACTTATAACTAATCCTTACAATCGCGTATGGCTGGCAGATCTTTTGCCGTCTGCTACCTCAACTGCCAATAGCGTTATATATCCGAAAGAAAACGGAGGTGAAGGAGCTGTAGCATTTTGGGACAAGACAGGCAACAAGGCACAAGTTGATTATGACTTTACTTCTCAATCGGCATTCTTTAAATGGATTGCTGGTTACGCTGTAGTTGATCGCGAGATGCTTGATGACATTGTATGGCTTACTGGTTATCTACAATCAAAACTGTTGATCGGTTTAAAAACTGCTGAAAACAGTCTTATTTTAGACGGTACAAGCGATTCTACAACTAACCCTGTAATCGGATTGATTGCATCTGCGACAGCTTATGATGGTGGATACACAGCATTATTGGACATGATCATTGACGCTGCTTACGGCCAAATTCCTGAAAAAACAAACGACTTTTATGTACCTACTAATGTTATTTTGCATCCTCGCGACATCGTTAAAGTAGGTTTGAACAAGGCGTCTGGAAGCGGTGAATACGATTTGCCGATTGGTACTGTAATGTTTTCAAACGGACGATTGTCTATAAGCGGACTTGAAACAGTTGGTACTACATCGATAACGAAGAACAACTTCATCGCTTTTGATAGAAATGCTACGATGTTCTTACGTCGGATGAACCCTGAAATTCGTTTGTTCGAAGACAGCACTTTGGCGAAAGTAAATAAAGTGATGTTTAGGATCGAGGAAAGAGTATCGCTTGCAGTGTTCAACGGTAACGCTATTGTTAAAGGTACAGCAACTGCGTCATGATACAGATTAAATTAATTAAAGATGTTGAGGTAGGGAAGAAAGGGGAGATGGTAAGTCTCCCCGATCCTGCCGCAAACTACCTGATCAGAGTTGGGGCAGCGATTGAGCGCGTTAAGGAGAAAGAAAACGACAAACAAGTAAAACGAAGTAGGAAATGATAACACTTGCCGACGTTAAAGAAGCTTTGCATATCGACTTCACGGATCAGGATAGTTATTTGCAGTCGTTGCTTGACGCTGCGATCGACAAAGCGCTTCGAGTGTCAGGCATAAGCGCGACGATAACTGTCGTTGACGAGTTTGGCGTTGAAACAGTAATTGAAAACCCTGAAGCCTCATCGAAAGAGTTTCTGAACGCGATACTTGAAGACGTTGCAGCTATGTATCAGTCGCGTGGCGATGTTCAGACAGGAAGCGAAAGCTCGATGGCAACTTACAGACGATATTCGACGAAACCTATCTTTTAAATATTCGAGACATGAAAATTGGACGATACGATCAGGTAATCGAATTCTGGAGCGAAGGAATGGTAAGCGACGGATATGGAGGTTACACTCCTAAACCGTTATTGGAGCTTAAAACGTGGGCACGTATTGAGCAATTGAAAATATCGGCGGATATAGAACAAGCACAGTTAAAACTGCCTACGATGTATAGAGTTGGAGTTATGGCGAGAGATGGATTTATACCGTCGGTTGAACATATCGTAAAATGGAGAGGTAAAATGTATCGTATCGTTAATGCTCCTGTCGTTGAATCGGTTCGGTATCAACAAGAATGGGTGTTCGATATAACTACTAAGGATTGAAATATGGGACGAGTAATTAATACTACATCGGTAAACCTGGATAAGTACAGGAAAGACCAAATCAGAAAGATGCGGGAGTTGGTCGTTGATACGGTTAAATATATAGAGGTTGAGGCGGTAAGAAAATCACCTGATTTTGTAACTATTAAAAGTGAATTCACAAATAATGATATGACAGGTGAAGTTGGCGTTTGGGGTGAAAGTAATATGGCTGCATACTTCGAGTTCGGAACAGGTTTGTCGGCACGTGAAATACTCGCACCATACCCGCAATGGATAAAAGATATTGCCTGGGAATTTTATATCAACGGGCAAGGAACATTGCAAGGTAAACCGTATCTTTATCCTGCGGTACTTAGATACGGTAATGAGTTTTATAAGAAAATGGCGAAGCTGGTCAAAAATAAAATGAAGGATGATAAATAATGGATAGAGCAACAGAAATACGAGGAAAGGTCATTACAGCGCTTTCAACGCTGAAATACGGTTCTGTTTCGATACCTGTTTTCGATGAGGTAGTTAATCCTAATATCACGTTACCGAGTGTCGATGGATCGATTGCTACTTACGTCGTTATTCAGGATCAGCAAGAACAATTGAACGCAGTTCAAACAGTTGACGCACCGCGCTTCAATCTTAACATGACAATAAGAGTTGTAACGAAATGGGGAACGGTCGGGAAAAAGAAGCTTTGCGAGGACATCGGAGACACGATTATCAACTTGTTAAGAGATGACAGGGGAGCTTCAAAGATCGATGGTATTGACAAGGTATTGCTGGTAACAGCTCAATCAATCGCTGAAACGACAATAAACAATATAGCTTTTAGTAAAATAATCATTTTAAACTTTATAAAAAATGGCTAACAATTATCAACCAGGATGGAAAGGTGCGAGGATGGCAGTATGGGACGATACGGTTAACGATTACGTACCTATTGCGTGCATCACTTCAAGGAGTGAGAGTAACGCATCAAATGTATTGGAAAAGACGAATGCCTGTACTGAAGGCAAAACGGTTAAGATGATCACGAGCATAACCAGAACGGTTAGCGTGTCAGGTGAAGTTGTAACAGATAGCGATGTAAATTCGCTTGACGACTTGCGCGCTTTGCAAGACAGCTTGACGACGCACGATTTCAAGGTTTATCGAACGTCAGGCGTCGATGGAGCTACAGAAACGCCTTGGTATTTCTCGGCAACAATTTCAAACCTGAATGCCGACTATCCGACAGGTGAAGGCGAGAGTGCGACGTTCACGATGGACTTGAACATCGAAGGCGAATATTCTAATGTTGAACCAACACATTAAAAACTAAAAATTATGAATTATCAACCAGGATGGGAAGGAGCTCGGTTGGCTTACAAGTCAGGAGTTTCATATATACCAGTTGCGTGCATTACTTCACGAAGTGAGAGTAACGCGACGAATTACAATGAAAAAGTAAACGTTTGCACTGAAGGGAAGGTCGTTCGAAAGCCGACAAGCATAAGTCGAACGGTAAGCGTGTCTGGTGAAGTAGTCGACGCAGGATCGTTGAATGAATTGCGTGCTTTGCAGGACAGCAAATCGGAGCAAACATTCAGAATTTATGACAGTTCTGGAACGGCTAAGTATTTCAAAGCAAACGTGATGAACCTCAACGGAGATTATCCGACAGGCGAAGGCGAAACGGCTACGTTCACGATGGACTTGGAGCTTACAAGCGAGTATCAATCAACTGATGTTTTCGCATAACGATTAAACTTTGAAACTATGTATGCTACTGAAATAAATGTTAATGGAAAGACGATACCTATCCGATTCGGGGCTTATGTTATTAAGAAGCTTGCAGATGACGGTATCAGATTACAGGATTTGTCGGATCACATAGCCAACAATCCTGCCGACATCATACCGAAGATTATTTATTACGGTGCGATCAATGCTTCTGAAGAACGTCGAG